TTTCGTAGTCCCTGTAAACTGTTATTCCATTTGCCGCCTTATTGTAAAAGTTAGCAGAACCACTTATGGAATAAAGGTTTGGTATCTCAAATTTTCCACTTGCTTTGTCTTTTTGTATCTTAGTTGGGTGAGCAACTAAAAAACAATGTACGCTATTCTTTTCACAAAATGTAACTATTTTATCTAATTGTTCAGAGATATATTTAGTTTCGTTTGTACTGTAATTGTGTTCTAACTTATTCCAAGCGTCAATCACAAAAGCCTTAACTCCTTTTTTACGGACTAGACTTTTAACGGCTGTTAAAATATTTTCAAGTGTAAAATTTTCTGCAGGATTAACAAAGTAAAAAACATCTTTCAAATATTCAATTGTAGTTGTAAGATCTAAAGGTGACATTCTATTTTGCCCGTCAAATGGTTTACCAATAACCTTTTCAGCTAACTTACTAAAGTGTAATTGCAATGGGTGGTTTTCTGGTGAGTACAAAGCAAACTTCCAATCGTGTGAAATGTTTAAGCGGCACATTAAAAAGTCTAAAAACTCACTTTTGCCGTGTCCCGGTATTCCTGTAATTACTGTTAAGTACCCGGGTTGAAACTTTAAAAACATATCAAACTCATGCATCCCAATACCAAAGCCGCTTGGTAAACCATTATTGTAATAGTCCCATATTGAGTCTTGAATATCAATAGCATTAAAAACCCCCTCAATCGGATATTCTTTTGCAGCTTCAATTGATTCTGTTACCCCAATAATTCCGTATTTAATTAGACAATCGTTGGCATCTTTACAATCTTTAAAGGTAATGGTACTGCAATTTTCGTAACCTAAACGTCTGGCTAATTCATCCTTTAATCGGTTACCTACCTTGTCATTGTCAAGTGCCAATAAGAATTTACAATCTTCTACAAAATAATCTATGCAATTATCTAAGTAATCCATGTTAATTTTGCCTTTATCGTTGCATCCGTTTGGTACTGATATAACGTTTTTAAAACCACTTTGAGCCATTGCTAAAACATCCATTTCGCCCTCAACAATTATTATAACATTGTTGTTAATTGTGGCATCTAGGTTGTAAAATATCATTTCACCATCTTTGAATAGTTTAAAGTTTTTAGCACCATCCCGGTATTTAACATTTACCAGCTCACCAAACTTAAAGTAATTAAACTGAATTGTGTTAACTGAATTTTGCGTTTGTGGCATCCATTCAGTCCCCTCAGTAACTTTAAATTCATTTAATATACTTTGTGTTATCTTTCTACTTTCAAACCATTTAACGGCATTATTTGATAATTCTGTTTTATTATTCCAAATCGGCTTACTGTAAACTTTGGCAGGTTCTACAAAAACAGGCTTATCTTCTTTGGCTACCAATACCACTCCGCAATGGTTACACCTGCCAGCATTTTTATTAAGGTTAAAGCTAAAACATTTTAACGTTTTCTTTTTGCGATTAGGTGAACATTCAGGGCAGGTCATTTGATTTTCACCATTCTTGCTTACCTCGATGTCGTATTCTTTTTTGTCTATTGGGTTAATTACTATCATAATTCATGTTGCTCCTTCCAGTAACCAGTTAGCTTTTTAGCCTTTAGTTCGTCTTCTGTAAATAAAAACTTATGTTTACCTTGTGGCGAAGTTAGTAAATATTCTTTCTTTCCGACACCACCTGCATTAAATCCTTTATCTGTTTTAATCCAATTCAAACAAGTCATGTATAAAGATTTGTATTTTTTGTTTCCTGCAAAGTTTTCAATCCTATCTAAAATATCATCAATCAATTCTTTTGAGTTTCCTGCTTTAACCAAATTGTTAAATTCTAAATTAGAAAGTTTTAGGTGGGCGAAAGCCCTATATATATCTTTTTTAATATCAGTTACATTTACAGTTACAGTATCAGTTACAGTATCAGTTACAGTTACAGCGATAGATGCGATCGGGTGCGATACGGTTTTATCGCTATGCGATGCTATGCGATACTTTGATTGTTCAACAGCCTTTTGCAAACTTAACTCTTTAGAAATCACTTTGTTGTATAAATCTAAGTGCCATCTTTTTAAATTTCCTAACGCTCCACCATCACCTTTTTTAATTAAACTTTCCTCCCAACTTTCTAAATCTCTTTTAAGTTGTCGCTTAATTGGCTCAAAAGCAATTTCAATTAACAGGTCATCAATGATTGGATTTTGATCATTAACATACCTAAGTAAGTGTTTAAATAATAATCCAGCTTTATCGTTTGGCATCTTTTCGATAGTGTGAATTAAATCACAATAAAGAACAAATGATTTTTTATTTTCTGCCATGTTTTAAAATGTAAAAAGCCCAAAACTTTGTGCTGGAAGACACGCAGAATTGAGCTTTTTGAGTAATATTTTATTGGTTGCTTCCAGACAACATTGCAAATATAATACTTTATTTTTTATTTTGCAAATTTTTCTTTATCTCAATGTTAATATTATGATAAATATCAGTAATTGAATTTAGATAGTCTTCGTTGATCATGTTCTTATTTTCCATTTCTGCCAACAGTTTAAAACCTTGCTTTTGCCAAATGTTAAAGTCTTGTTTCATTTTCTGTTTATAATGGTTTGTAAGTACAGTAGATTGCTCTACCGTACTTTTTAACAATGCCATTAATATATGAGTGTCTGCTTTCATTATAGTAAAGTTAAAATAGTGTTTTTTTCTTCTGCAAATGCTTTATGGTTACTTGCATTGATTTTAAAATAACTTTCTTTTAATTCAATTGATATGCTTTTACGATTCATTTTTAAAGCAGTACACCCCTCACTTCCAATACCTCCAAATGGACTTAAAACAGTTTCGCCTTCATTAGAATATAAATGTAGTATTCTTTCAATTGTATCTAATTGTAAAGGGCAAATATGCTTTTCATCATTACCATCTCTACCAGAACGATATTGTAAAGTTCTACTATAATCAATATCCATCCAAACAGGACTAGCATATTTTTGCCACAAATCTACTGGCAAATAATTACCTAATGTTTCATCTTTATCTTGGTGTGTAATTGGTACTTCATTAACACCTTCATTTCTAAAAAACAAAACATAATCAGGAATACCAACCCTGCTCATAACGCTATCTTTTTTAATTGTTTTATGTAACAATCCTAATGCTTTAGTTCTTTGCATTTCAGTAACCGGATTCTTCCATAATGTAACCTTAGCATGATAAATAAATCCGTTATCTTGAAACCAATTTATAAGCATTCCGCTAAAATCTCTTAATCCAATATAACCCTCTTTACCTTTTTGAATAGGCAAATCCATACAATGAATAGCGCAAATACGACCAGCCTTTAAAGTTCTTTTTAACTCAGGTATTAAATATCCAAAGTGGTTTTCAAACTGTTTATAATTAGATACGTTACCCATATCTTCTTCCTTATCGCTATAAACATAAAGCTCTGCAAATGGAGGGCTAAATACTATTATATCGGCACAATTATCTGGCAGGTTTTTTGTTTCTGCTACACAGTCTCCATTAATTAAATGGTAATCTTTTGTTTTAACTTCTTTATTCATAATTTTTACTTTTGATTTTTGGGTTTTATAATTTGTTTCTGCTGAGTATTTAGCCATTTCGCTAATTCTTTCAAAGTGTTGCTTTTCTTTTGCTAGTATTGTTTGTCTAACATTTACTTGAGATTCTGGTATTAAAATATGAACGGTAACTTTATTCTTTTGACCGAAACGATAGCAACGTCTAACAGCTTGGTAAAATGCTTCAAACTTAAAATCATAAGACATAAAAACCATTTGATGGCATTGTTGATAGTTCATTCCAAAACTAGCGATTGATGTTTTTGTTATCAATGTTTTAAATTCATTCTTAGCAAATCCATTTAAATACTTTGCTTTATATTCAGGAGTATTAGAACCTTGTACATTTATACTTCCTTCTAAATGTTTTGCAATTGTATCTGTTTCATTATTCTTTAAGCCCCAAACAATCCATTGTTCGTTATTAGAATTAACTAATTCAACTGCTTTTTGTAAACGTAAATCAAATGAACGGTTTAAATCTTTATGTAAGTCGGTAGCAGAAACAGCCACATCTCCAAATAGATTTTCTGTTTTATTTTCAACTGAAATTATATGCTCGATATATTCTATTTCTGGCAAATCATAACCTTTGCTATCAAAACCTAAACTTTTAGGATTATCAATTGCCATTGACCAGCTACTAACATATTTCCAAAATGGATCTTGAGCGTGTTTTCTTAAACGCCATTTAGAAGTTTCGCCACCATCATGAACAAAGAACATTGCCAACATTTCTAAATAAGACATTGCCCCTAAAAACTCACTATGCTGCCCTAATTCCATATGGTCATTAGGTGATGGCGTTGCAGTACAACAAAGTTTATAAGGCGTTGTTTTAAAACTATCAATTATTAGATTAGATAATTTACCATCTTTGCCTTTTAAAATACTAGATTCATCTAAAACAATACCACTAAATATAGAGCAGTCAATGTTTTTTAATTGGTCATAATTGCAAATAAATATAGATGGCTCATTAAAGCATGGCGTATTTTCAAAGTCATATTTGAAAATTTCAATCCCAAACTTTGCGCCTTCATTTATTGTTTGCTCAACAATTGCTAAAGGTGCTAAAATCAATACAGGCGCATTTGTAAAGATTGATACTTGTTTAGACCATTCTAATTGACTAAACGTTTTACCTAAACCACAATCAAAAAAGAATGCAAACCTGCCTTTAAATAAGGCTGTTTTAATTCCAAACTTTTGAAAGTCTTTTAGTAACGGATTTAAATCCGATTCATTAATTTCAAAGCCACTTTCTAAAAATGTCTTTCGTTTTGTTTCTAAAAATTTATTGTATTCCATTTTTTAAATTAAAAAACCCTACACCCCTCGAGTGTGCGCTCTCAGGGAATAGGGTTAATATCTTAGTTAATTTAGATGGTTCGCACAAACCTTAACTTTGACAAAAGTATAAATTTAATTTTAAATTGATACTATCTCAAATGAAATAAATTCATTTTTTTTTGTAACTATTTGTTTTTCAATATGTAAAACTTCAATATGCTTATCATTTATACCATATTTCTTTTGTAAAATATCTAAAAATGGCTTTAAAATGTTATCAATATCACTTGCTTTATTGCTAAATCCTACTATTAAATTAAGCCTGTAAGGGGGATCTACTATTTTAATTTGTGGTAGTAGTAGCAAAACATCATGCTCATATTGTTTGTATAAATTTGTCTTAAACCTTTTACCTTGCCATGCTTGGTTAACTGATAACGGTTTTATATTTATTTTATGCATAATGTAAAAGTAAACAAAAAATGTTATATTTGAACAAATTATAACTTATGGCTTTAAACGGTGAAATTGTAAAAAAGTATTTAAAGAAGTTCCCTAATACTCCAAACCTTACTCTTGCTAAGAAAATCTACAAAGAAAATTCTAAACTGTTCACAAACATTGATTCAGTAAGAAGTCTTATTAGAAGTTATTTAGGGCAAGCTGGTCAAAAAAATAGAAAACTAATGAAGGATAAAACTATTTATGTAGCACCAAAGCCGCTTAATCCTTTTAATTTGCCAGAAAGTTACTCGAATGATTTTAGTACACACGAAATAAAACAAACCTCAACTTTAGTTATTAGTGATTTGCACTTTCCATACCAAAACAATAAAGCTATCGAAACGGCTTTACAATATGGTTTAGATAATAAAGTAACCTGCATCCTAATAAATGGAGATCTTATTGACTTTGCAAACATAAGCCGGCACGAAAAGGATTTTAGACACCGTTCTATTAATGATGAATTTATTGCA